CTAGAGGTAGGCGCTGCGGATGTCGTTGAGCCATCCGAAGATGCCTCGGGTGGTCTGGGGTCCGGGGATCCCGTCGATGGCGCCGGCGTATCGGTTGACGCTCTTGAGGAAGGTCTGGAACCTCTTCCAGATCTCGACCTGGGTTTCGGGGCCGCGCAGTTCGTGACGGCCGCGGAGCCACCGGCTGATCTGCTGCAGCCGTCCCCAAGAGGTGGTGGAGTCCGTGCCGTAGCCTGCGCGCCGGAGTGCTTCGACCAGGGCGAACTTGGTGGACTCGTAGGCGTTGTCTTCCCACAACTGGTCGTTGATGCGCTGCTGGATGGGACGCTCGGGCCAGCTGGTCCGGTCGGCGTAGGACCCTGCCGGCGTGTTCGGCTTCGGCGCTGCAGGCGCAGACGCCGGTGACTTGGCGGCCTTACCACCGGGAATGGTGAGCTTCTGGCCGACCTGCAGCAGGTTCGGGTTTGCCAGCTTGTTCGCCGTGACGAGGGTGTCCACGCTGACGCTGTACCGGTCCGCGATGGCCGACAGAGTCTCGCCCGCCGTGACCGTGTGCGACCGGGTACCGGTGGAGGAGGGCGCGACATCGGACCACGAGCCGCGCTCGATGGCCGCCTTGAGTGCCGACCAACCGCCCGGGATACGTGTGGGGTCGTGGCGGTCACGGGGATTCCATTCCCCGTGCATCATGTGGACGAGGTTCCCACCCCAGTCGTTGGTCATGGCCTTCCCGACCTTCGCCGCGGACTCCAGCTGCGCCGCGGTGACGGGGTACCTGGACTGGTTCGCGTCGAAGCTGAACGCGATGGCCTCCCGGTTGGCATCGTCTCGGGTCATCCCACCGCCGGAGCCTTTGCCGGCGTGAGCGGCGGACCCGGCGGCGACGATGTACGCCTTCCCTGAGCGCCCGAAGAGCACGTTGTAGAGCGGGTATCCAAGCCCGCTGGTCACGTACCCCAGAGTGGGCGCGTCCTGGCCGCCGGCGAACGCAGCGTCAGCGCTCTGGGTGTCGTGCCACATGCACGCCTTGATGGTGTTCGAGAGGCCGGCACGCCAGAGGCTGCGCTTCTCCCAGCCAGTCACGACCTCATACTCCACCCCCGCGGTTCTCATGATCCTGGTGAGTCCTGTGACAAACATCTGCGCCTCCTGGGCATGGGTAAAGGCCCCGTCCGTGTGGAGCGGGGCCTGCGGTTCGGTGGTCGGTTATTCGCCGGCTGGCGTGTCTGGTAGGTTCGCGATCTGGTCGGCGGGAACTCCGGCCTTGATCGCTGTGATGCGCACTGAGTGGTACGCGGACTCTGCTTCCCTCCGGCGACGGGTCTCCGTGTCGAGGCGCTTCTGGACCTTCTGCGCCTGGTCCATACGCCCCTTGGTCCAGGCGATGATCCAGTCGATGATCTTCACGCCGATGCCGCCGCCGATGAGGCTCACAAGTGCGGTGACTAGTTCGGGGCTCACTAGCGCCTCCTATGCGGTAGTGGCCGTGCTCTTGTCTCGGCGCTTGGCGTACGGTCTCTCCCAGATCCAGAAGGCCCTTCCGGTGAGCATGATGACGGCGAACAGGATGAGGCTGACCTGCAGGTCCCGGTTCCCGTTGCTCGTCACTCCCAGCGAGATGGCGATACCGGCATAGATCAGTGCTGCGAAACCGGCGAGGAGCACCCCTCCGCGCTCGAGCCAGTTCCACCCGGGCAGGCAGGTCAGCGCGCCGATCACCCCACCTGAGACGAACATCGTGGACAGTAGGGTCATCGCGAGTTCACCGGCGGCGTTCTCCACAGTGTTCGGCGGGTTCCGCAAGGCCGACTGGCCGCCCCATGTGAGCACCACGTAGCCCACGAACACCAGCAGGGTGATTCCGCGGGGTTCGTTGACCATGTGCCAGAAGTTCCGCGCCGCCTGGCGTGGGTGCTTCATCGACAGGGCAAGCACGCCTGCCACCCAGAGGACCGTTGCCCAGCACCACCAAGCCACCGCGCGGGCTGTGCGAGGCTCGGGCGGACGGGGACGATTCGTCAGATGAGTCGTAAGAGGCATCTGATCACCTGCTCCCTCCTGGGCAACTCTTGACCGGGGATGTAATGGCTATGCGGCATTGCTTCTCGCCTTCTACTTTTCGGTTCCGGGTATTGTTGATTGCTATGGGAGAAATCAAGAAGTGGCACGTCTTCGTGCTCGGTGTCCTGCTCGTGGTCGCCGCCGCCCTGGCAGGGTTCGCCATAAACTCGCAGGCCAAAGACAGCAAGGACGCACAGCAGGCGGCGGAGGACTATGCGCCTGAGCTGCAGCAGCGTGTCGAGGATCGTCAAGCCGATCGAGAAGCCCGTGAGGAGGCCGAGTATGAGGCCAGTGTCATCCGGCTTGACCAGCCAGATGGCCGCGCCTTAGAAATCTTCCTGGCTGCCGATTCACTGGGTGCCGGTTACTTTGCGACCTCTGTCGAGGACGCTTACCGGTCCAGGGTTCAGGCAGGCTTGAACGATCGCGGGGTCTCCACGAACGTCACTCTTGCCACCAAGCCCGTGGAAGACGATCTCTTCCAGATCACGACCGTGGAACCTGTACCTCAGATGACCATCGATCTGGCGATCATCGAGCTGGGAACCAACGATGTGGGCCGCACCGAACGGCCGGAGTTCGAGGAGGAATACCAGTCGCTCATCGATGAAGTCAGGACCCAGAACGCCGACGCCCCCGTGATGTGCCTGGGTGTGTGGGGGCAGCCCAACTCTGAGCGCCAGAGTTACGACACGATCATCCGCCAGGTGTGCGAGGAGAACGACGGCCGGTACGTGAGCCTGTCCAACGCCTATGCCCGTGGGGACACGGTCGGGCCGGAAGGCCTCGATACATGGGCGGGTCCATCCGACGACTTTCACCCGAACGACCTGGGCCACGAACTGATCGCGGACCTGATCCTCGAGCGCCTCCCCGAGGACTAGGCAGTGGTGTCGTTCGTGATGAGCCCGAGCGCGGCAAGGCCGGCGAGCAACGACGCTAACGCGGTCCCATCGGATCGTGAACCCGTGACGACAGGCCGGGCAATTGCAGTAGCCCCCAAGAAGCCCACGCGAGGAACCCCACTGACCTGCGTCGCGATAAACGACTGTACGGGCGCTGACTCGGCTCCCCGTGCGGCGCCTGCATAGTGTCGCAGACGGAACGCGAAAGCATCGCCCTGGATCTCGTGCGCCACATGTTGACCCTGATACGCCGTGTAAAACTTGCACGCCGACCCCTGTACTTGGGTGCCGTTGGACGCACTGCCGGGAGACGCCCAGAACGTTGTGCGACTGCTGACGACCTCGGTCACGGCGGGGGACAGGCCGATCCGTTTCTCTCCTTCGGCGTCGTAGACAGCTAGCCACTCCTGGGCGGTGCTGGGCTGGCGACCACCGAGCATGAAGTTGATACCCGAAGCCGTCCGGGTAGACGGCGCACTCATGGTGACGGTGGTCCCGTTCGTCACACTCGCGATGGTTACACCCTGGGGGAACACGCCAAATCCCTCGCCCCTGCTCGTGAGCTGGGACAGGGCCGCACCGACATCCGCAGACGTGAAGCCTGCCGATGCAGAGGTGAACGTGGTGGACCCTTCGGTGGTCTCACCATCGGGAAACCCTGTCCCCTTCTTCTGGCTGATGATCAACGGCTTAGACCCTGCGAACAGTCCGATTTCGGCGGGAGTTGCCGCCTTGCCGTAACTGTTCAGCGTGACAGCCTTGCCCGCGTGTGAGGGGTGAGACCCAATCTGCAATCCGTTGCCGTCATTCTTCAGCGCAAGCACGGCAGCGGACCCAGCACCACGGTCTGTACCGATACCCAGGGCGGCGGAAGCCGCTTCGCTGTTCTGTGACGCCGTCAAGTGCAGCAGGTAGCCCGATGCGGAGTCCCACCGCCAGTTGAGCACCCCGGCGCGATTGTCTCCCTCGGCTTTCATGGTCCGGGCCGCCCCGTCGGTGACAGCGGTTGTTTCTCCGATCACTTCCTCCATTGCGCCCCGTGTCCGGGCTCCTTCGGTGCGCACAAATGTCTCCACTGCGGCATCGCTGATGGCGTCGGTGCCGCCGAGGTACGTCTGGGTCAGTTCCGCGGCGACATCTGTAGCGGTAGCGGCCGCTGCGCTGGCCGTGCCCGCTGAAGCCACCGAGGTGTCCCTGGCCTCGATGATCTCTGACGCCTCCTGCGGCAGGTACGAGAGTGGCAGCCGGTTGTCCTCGGTGAGGAACGGGACCTTCCGGGTCTGGCGGGTTTCTGGCATGTCAAGCTCCAATCGGGACGGTGATGCTGGTCTGGTCTGTTGAGAGGACGAAGGCGGGGAACTCTACGATTCCGAGGTCGTCGTTCCCTGGGTCTACGGAGAATTTGATCTGAGGGTTGACCGCTTCGAGGGCTTCGTAGGCGACGAGTGGCTTGCGCAGCCCGTCGACCTCCACCCACACCACTCGGTGTTGGGAGTCGGTCATGAACTCCTGCACGTAGCCGTCGGAGTCGCTGACCACAGTGGTCGGCTGTGGATCACCCCCGACGGTGTAAGCCTGGATCTGCTCCAGCGATTCGTAGGCGAGCACTCTGGCTCCTCTTGCGGTCAAGGGGCCCCGGCGATCTCGCACTAGTGCGGGGCCGAACGTGTGGAATGGCATCAGTGATGTCCCTTCGTTAAGTGGTCAGACCACGCTGTAGTAGGCGCCGTCGAAGCTGGTCCATGACGAGGAGTAGCTGGAGTTCGAGAGCAGCACATTGCCATCTGCCGCGACGCGGATGTTCCGGTTCTCTGTGCCCCAACCGCCATTCATGGCAGCCAACCCGTCGATAGGTCGGCAGTCCTGATCCACGGTGCAGATCGCGTTGACCCCGGCGCCGCCGTAAACCACGCCCCGCCAGAACACGAGGTCTCCCTGCCGCCGGTAGGCGAGCTCACGGTGGCTCCCATCGCCCTTGTCCCACCCGTTGAGCAGCGTCGGGTAGCGCCAGGCCCGTGTGATGACCTTCGAGATGATCGTCTGACGGCCCATCCGGGCGCACAACACGCGATCACCCGGCCGGCACGGTTCTGGAGCGATCACCGGGTGCTCCGTGGTCTGCGCATCAAACCTGACTCGGTACTCATCCGGGTACGCCGAGGTCACCGTCGCCCACCGCCACTTATCAGGCGTGGGCATTCCCGCGAGCGCGGTGGCTGCGGCCTTGGCTTCTGCGAGGAGTTCGCTGATGGGGTCCATCAGAGGGTCACCTCCCGGATGCGGGTCTTCTGCAGCGCGCCGACCTCAGTGGAGATCGAGAAGGACTGCACGACGCCGTGGAGGTCTCGACCGTGCTGGGTGTTGCGTAGCCGGACCAGGTCGTTGAGGTGCAGTGGGACTAGTGCGTGGTTGAGGTCGTAGGAGCTGGTGACTTGCTGCATCTCGGTCAGCCGGCGTCGTGCGTGCTGATCGAGGACTGACTGGCTGGTGGCTTCGACGTCTTCTTCGTTCTCGGCGATGACGCGGCCGCGAGCGCCGATGGAGAACCTTCCAGTGCTGTCGTCGTCGGCGACGGAGACCATGGCTTCCGTCTCGCCGTCTGAGGTGGACACCGCGATGACCCGGTTGGGGACGTTGAAGATGTCCTCGTCGTGGTTGATCTCGTCGTCGTAGATCGAATCGGAGTCGTCCAGGAATTGGCGCTGCACTCCGCGCTGGGCGGGGGCGACGTACCTCTTGGCCTGGAAGACGCCGTACCCGTCGACGCCTAGAGAGAAGTAGCCGGCGGCGGCGAGGACGTCGTTGGTGATCCGCAGCCAGGTGGTGCCGGCGTCCCAGGTCATGTTGGTGCGCATGACCTCGGTGGATTCATCCATCGATAGCGCCGTCTGTCCCGCTTCGAGAAGCAGCTCCCGGACCAGGGTGGTGACTAGCGTTCCGGATCGGGCGGTGTACGCCTCTTCGGTCTTGTCCTGGTCGAGGATCATCAGCTTGTCGTGGAGGTCCACGTCTAGGGCGATGCCAGTGGCGCTGAGCGCCTCGGAGGGGAACGAGGGAAGGAACACCCCGATTGGTATTTCCTGGAGCACTTCGTCACTGTCCGGGGCGCGCAGCATGTACCAGGGCTGGACCCGCACCTGGGTCCAGTCCGGCGGCTGCGCACCAGGCTCGGGCTGGACCCAGGAGATAGCCCCCGACGATCGGATGGTGTTGTTGACGTTGAAGTCGAAGGTCCCGGATTCACACCCATCGAGGTTCCCGATCAGCTTGTCGTCGAGGTCAAGCAGGTCGAACCTCCACGCCTCGCGGCGGTGCTCTACCCACGGGTCTCGAGCGTCGTAGTAGGGGTGGTCGGGTACTTTGACCCAGAACTGCTGACCAGAGGTGCGCACTACTCACCCTCTCCGCTGTCGCCGCCACCGGGTAGCTGACCTGTGGCCAGGGCGGCGTCGGTGTGCTTGATCTCTGGATCTTCGACCCGGGTGAAGGGGATCGATCCGGTGGACTCGATTCCCTGCTGAGAGTGGTCGAAGTCGCCGAGGCTGACGAAGACGCGCTGACCTGAAGGCTCAGTGACATCGCGGTAGCAGATCGGTGCAGGTAGCTGCACGATCTCGGCGAAGTCGTCACGCGTCGCATGGCCAGGCTCAGAGGGGGAGAGCTTCACCGATAGGGACCCCTGCCAGGTTTCGTGCTCACCAGAGAACTCCACTGGGCGTGTCCGGCCGGTGAAGGTCCTCATCGCCTTTTCCCGCCCCTGCGTGACCTGCACATCCGCGTCGGCGCGGACTCGGATGACCCTTTCGAATCCGGTGCCGGCATTGAAGTAGAGCCACCCCTCCTCACGGTCGATCTCCTCCGCCTGGACGGGCGTGCTCACGGATGATCGCACCGACGGCAGCGTGGAGACGCTGACGACCCGGTAGTAGTTCGGCTTCACCAGGTGCGGCAGGTAGTCCGTGAACGATGCCCCAGGTGCAAGACGCTCACCGATGAGCACTTCACGGTCAGAGTCGATGCCGCGCCACACCTGCACATGGTCCGCCTCGACTTCTTCTTCGTCCGGCGCTGACACTCCGATGTGTAGCACTACCGCGCCTGTCTCGGGGTCGAAGAAGGTCGACACTGACGGTGCAGGCGGCAGGGCGAACTCGGTGGAGAACGTAGTGCGGACCTCATCGGACCAGAGACGGTCACCGTCCCGGACCCGGACGCCCACCTGGTAGGTGGTGTCATCATCGAGCTGCTCGAGGAACGTGGCCGCCGCGGTGGTTCCAGACCCGCTGCGGAACTCCAACGGAGAGTCGAACGCGTCGTACAAGGTCGCTTCCCACGCGGCCTGATTGGTCTCCTCGGCGTCGAAGTAGCTCCAAGCGACGGTCACCGAGCTCCCGGTCAGGAGCTCACGCTCTTCCGGGGTCGTGATCGTCGCTTCGGGACGCTCTGAGGCGTACACGGTGGCGATCGCGGACCAGTCCGAGGCATCAGGGAACTCACCCCAGGTCCGGACCTGAATCTCTGTCTGCTGGCCGCCTTCGAGGCGCCCTGAGTCCAGCACGGTGGAGGTCGAACCGTTCTCCTCGTCGTCAACGTCCCAGGTGCCCCCACCGACACGGGTCCGAAGTTGCCGCCGGGTCTGGTCGGTCCCGTCGACGCTGTTGTGCTGCCAGGAGACAGGGAAGTCCCGCGACGCATCGAGTGTCTGACCATCGGGCCGGATACCCGTCGGAGCGTTCGGCCGCGCCAGCAGCTCGATGCTTGAGGAGACGCTGGACCATTCGCCCTGCAGCGTAGGTGAGTCTGTGACGTTCTCGTATCGAGTCCGGTACCGGTGCCGACGTGTGCTGTCCACACCGACGTGGCGGACTGTGACCGTGGCATTCTTCGCAGTGATCGAGCTGGTCGTGTGGATCGTGGACCAGCCGCTCCAGCTGCCACCAACGGCGGCCGACTGGTGCTGGACTATCGCGCGAACGTTGAAGTTCGTGCCGCCGCGGTTCACCGTGACGAGGTTGTCGCCGTTCTGATGGCGAACCAGGGGAGTGATCGCCCCCGGGGGAGTCGTGGAGATGAACGGCGTGTACACCCAGTCAGAGTTTCCCGCGCCGTTCTCAGCGCGGACACGCCACCGGTAGCGGGTGTTCTGCCGGGTGGAGGTGTCCGTCCAACTGCGGGATCTGGAAGGGACCGTGGTGACCGTCCGCCAGGTGCTGTTCCGCAGCCCATCGTGGCGCTGAATGCGGAACCGGGAGAGCGGACGCGCGTCCGACCAGGTCGCCGACCACGAGATACCGTGCCGCGCGTCCGATGACCGCGACCGGTTCACCCCGGTGGGAGCGTTCGGAGTGAGGATCGGCCGGGCTGGCACGGTGATGCTGATCCCGTTGTTCCCCGTGGCAGACACCGGCGACTGCCCAGCCCCGATCCCCGTGACCTGAGCAGACCCCGAAATGGTCTGAGATCCCCCGTAGTACCGATCGATGGACCGCGTGTGATCGTAAACAAGGGTGCGCTTCGCCGTAGACCACCCGAACGACCCGAAGTGATCGATCCGGCTCGCATGGTTACCGGTGCTGGACCACCCTCCCCACGTGGTCAAGCCGATCGTCCACTGCTCCGCGTTCGAGGTCTCCACCCACACCCGGAACCGCACCGTCGAGGTCGACGAGTAATCTGTGCGGTCCATCTGCAGGCGCAGCCGCGCCATGCGGAACCCAGATCCAACGCTGGGACCTGTCCTGGTCACAGTTGCCATCAGCGCACCCCTACCTTCCCGCGAGCGCCGCGGAGGGCGGTGCGTGCGTGCTTGTTGAGTTCGCTCGAGACTTCCCCGCGGACGACGCCGAGGAACTCTCCTGTTTCGAGGTAGAGGTTGCCGCTGAGCTGTGAGCCTTGACCGGCGCCGCCGCCACGGACGATGTCGCGAACCCCGTGGAAGTCTCGCTCGTTGAAGGTGTACTCCGGCCTGCCGGTCTTGTTGAGCACGTGGTTGAGACCGGGGTAGAGCAAGCCCCCGTTGTCGCGGAGCATCCCCCCGTTGTTGCGGGCGCCGCCGATCCCGAACAGGGCGTTCGGGTTGCGGCGGTTCCAGAGTCCGCCCTGCCAGGTCTCGACGTGGGTGTGAGGCCCGGTGGTGCGGCCGGTCATGCCGATGTTGCTGATGCGCTGGCCAGCCCTCACGGACTGCCCGGCTTTCACCGGGATGCCCCCGTAGTCCGCGTGACCGTAGTGGGAGTACTTCCCGCCACCGTGGGAGAGGTTGACCGATAGGCCGGAGCCCTGGGGGTAGTTCTTGATGGAGTGGACGACGCCATCCCACATGGCGAAGACTGGGGCGCCGCGGGGGCCGGCGAAGTCGATGCCGCCGTGGAGGCGACCGCCACGCATCCCGTAAGGGGATGTGATCGGTCCCCGGGCCGGGCGGTGAACCCCGCCCGACTGCATCGGTCCGTTGAACTCGAAGCCTCCGCCTTCCCCTTCAGTGTCCTTCCCGCGGATCCAGTCGAGGACGTTGTCCATGCCGGAGTCGATCAGCCCGCCGCCCATCTCGCCCATGCGGCCGTACTCGGCCATCTTGGACGTCGCACGGTTGATCAGTGGCTTGAAGGTGGACTCTGCCATGTTCGCGAACCCTCCTCGGACCCAGCCCGCGGCAGTGTCCCAGGCGCTCTTCAGGCCCTTGCCGATCTTCGAGACCCACCCGCCGCCCATCGGGTGGCGGTGCTGCCCTTCCTTGGCGTCGCCGGCGGCGTCCTGCATGCCGCGGGTCTGGCCAGCCGTGTAGACGCGCCCTGGGGTCTTGAAGTCCACGAGCTCGGGACCTTCCTCGCCCACCAGCGCCCAACCGGTGGGAGCCCGGCCACCCTTGGCGAATGCGCCGATCTTCTTGATGTCCTTGATCCGGGTGGAGATCCCGACCTTGTCGGCGACGGCGTTGAACGCCTTCGCGATGCCGCCGTTCCAGACATCAGTGATGACCCAGTTGATGGGTTTGCGGAAGATGTTCGCGACCTTCTGCCAGGCGGACTTGAGCAGGCTGACGCCGCGCTCGACACGCCCCACGACCGTGTCCTTGATGAAGTCGCCGAAGGCCTGGAAGACCGGCTTGATCTTGTTGTTCCAGGTGTCGCTGATCTTGTCTCGGATGCCGTTCCAGACGCTCGCGATCTTGTCGCGGACCCCATTCCAGATCCGAGCCGTGGTGTCACGGACCCAGGTGAATCGGTCGGAGATCCATGTGACCAGGGCTGAGAGGATCTCGCGGGTCCTGTCGCGGATACCGGTCCACACGGAGGAGATCCGGTCGCGGACTGCGCCCCAGATCCGGGAGGTTGTGTCCCGGATCGCAGTGAACCGGCCAGTGACCCAGGAGACGATCGCGCCGAGGATCTCCATGGTCCGGTCTCGGATGCTGCGCCACGCCCCGACGATCCAGTTCATCACCGCGGACCACGCCTTCTTGGTCCACGCTGAGATTTTGTCCCAGTTGGCGATCACCAGTGCGGCGATCGCGATCACCGCAGCCGTCACCCACCCGATCGGGCCGAGGGCCACGAACCAGGCCGCCGCCATGCGAGCTGCGTGCAGCGCCGACTGGACGCTCATCAGCAGCCAGCCGCCCACCACGCGCCCCGCAGAGGCGAGGAAACGGATCGCCCCGGTTGCCGCAGCGCCCGCGACCTGCACGGCCCACACGACCGCCGTCCGGGCCCCTGAGGCTACGGCAGCGGCGGCCATGGCCACCCAAGACCCAATGATTACGGCGCGCTGAGCCACGTACACCCCAGCGGAGCGGATGGCGTCGAGCCGGTACATCAGCCAAATGGCTGCGGTCTGGGCGCCGGAAACGATCGCGGCCGCAGCCATAGCCACCCAGGTGCCGATGATCCGGATCGACTGGAGCACGTAGGCGACACCGGCCTGCACAGCGGCAACCCGCTGCATCACCCAGCCCGCGACGGCCTGAGCGCCAGAGACCAGAGCCGTGATGCCGATGCGCACCAGCGCGGGAAGCATCACCGCGGTGATCACACCTGCGACGACTCCGATGGTGCCGCTATTGTCGCTCAGCCAGCCACCGAAGTTCTGCAGCGCCGGGACCACAGTGCCGGTGACGTAGTCAGCCATGTCGCGAAGCGAAGGAATGACCGTGCCCTGGAAGTAGTCGAACGCGGTGCGGGCGTACCCGCCAAGCCGCTGCATGAAGCCGGCCAGCCCCGAGCCGGTCACCTTTCCGGCGTTACCCTCCCAGGCGTCACCGAAAAGCTGAACCCCGTCGACGACCTCGGCCATGAGGGTGCTGAGGCCGCCGAAGACCCGGGCCCCCATCGGTTCGAGCCACACCAAGACGTTGTTTTTGAACTTCTGCCACTCCTCCGAGAAGGTCATGGTGTCCTCGCCGGCGCCCATGATCGTCTCGCCGGACTCGTCGAGGGTCGTGATCAGGTCGTCGAGCTCGAAGCGTCCCTCGCGGACGGCGGCTGCGAGGTCGGGACCGGATCGCTGTCCGAAGGTCTCGATCGCGATTGCTGTCGCCTCACCGGTGGAGCCCGCGTTCTTGATCTTGTCCGTGATCTCGGCGAAGGCCTCCGCCGGATCCTCACCCGACTTCGCCAGCTTGCCCAAGCCAGCGCGGAGACCACCCATGATCGTCTCGGTGTTCACACCTTCCTTGGACCATTTGCCCATCAGGGCCGCGGACTCCTCGAAGGAGAACCCGAACTGACGCATCGGAGCGCCGTACTGCACGACCTTCGTGGAGAGCTCGTCGATACCGATACCGGTCGACTGCGAGACCTTGAAGAGGTAATCCAGGGAATCCGCCTGGTCCTCCGAGGAGACCCCCCAGTCACCGAAGACCCGTGAGACCTTCTCGATGTTCGCGGACACGTCCGTGCCCGTGATGCGAGAGAGCTCCAGGAACTGCGCTGAGATGTCCTCCAGGGGCTTGCCGGAGAGCCCCAGCCGGGTGTTCACGTCCGCGATCGCGGTGCCGATGTCACCGAAGGAGGCCGGCACGTTCTTGCCGACGTTCTTGGCGGAGTCCTCAAGACCCTTCAACGCGTCACCGGTGGCGCCGGTGCCCACCCGGATCGTCTTGGACATCTCGTCGAAGGTCTTGCCCGTCTGGAACAGCACCACACCAACCGCAGCGACCCCTGCCGCAGCTGCAGCGAGGCCCGCGACCATGGCTTTACCCATGGTCGCGCCGAGAGTCGTACCTCCCGCGGCGGCCTGCTTGGACCCGTTCTTCACCAGCGCCGGGCCGAAGCCCTTCATTGCAGGCAGGACCGGCAACCAAACAGTGTCCGTCGCTTCAGTCACGGGCGGGCCTCCTCTGTGTGGTTATCCGGCGAGCGCCCTGCGGCGTGCTCGTGCGGCCTCGACCTCGTCCTGTAGGTCGTGGTGGCGTTTGAGACGGGCGCGATTGCGGTACCTCTGGATTGCGTTCACTGGCCGTTCTGTGGGGTGGAACTGGCCGGGGCGTTCGCTCATGACGTGGCGCAGCGCGTTGATCGCGTCGGTGATGTTGTCGAGGCGGGACTCGACTGGGCCGTAGCCGTCTTCGGTCATGACGCCCTTGGCGTCGAGGTTCACCCCGTGGGCGACGAGCTGTTCGATGTACTCGTCGTCATCGCGCTGGGCGGTGATGTACTTGCTGGTCCCGGGGAGCTGGTCCAAGAGCCGCAGGAGCTTGGCCCAGGAGTGCTTGCGGCGGAAGAAGTCGAGCAGATCGAGGCCGAACTCGTGATGGAGATCGGCCTCGATCCGAGGCCCGTACCGGTCCACGGTGTGGATCAGGTACGGGCGTTGGCTTCCCCCACGGTCTTGTACCCCATGTTGAGCAGCTTCTTGATCTTGCGCGGATCCTTCTCGGTGACGGTGCCGCCGCCGGGGCCGACGAGTTCGACCTCTTCGGCGAGGTCGAAGTGCATCATCATGTCGTAGATCAGGTTGTCCATCGCTTTGTGGCTGCCGGGGCGCTTGAGGAGCTCTTTGATCTCGGTGAACTGCTCACCGACGATGCCGGCGAGCATGGCCTCGGCGTCGCCGTAGCGGGCGGCGTTGTTGAACTGGATGATCCCTGCGCCCGAGGGCGGCTCGACGACGATGGTCTTGTCTTCGGAGACAGGGAGCTCGAACGGTGCGCTCTGAGCTTCCTCGTTGTACTGGTCCCATGTCTTGAAGGTGGTCTTGTTCTTGCTCACGGTGTGCCTCCTGTAGGCGGGGTTCGAAGGGGTTTCGGCGGGCGAAAGTTTGGAGGGTGCGCGCCCAGCCCGCCGCATGGACGCGCACCCCGTATGTGAGCGGCTCAGAGGCCGCTGGTGTCAGTCCCCGGAAGGAGCGGTCGCGGTGAATCCGCGGGCCGAGGGAACGAAGCCGGGGCCGCCCCAGATCTCCCGGAAGGAGGTCTTGAACTGCTTGGCCACCAGGGCAGTGAAGTTCAGCGGGTAGGCCATCTCGTTCTCGACCGACCAGCTCTGCTCCGCACCCTCGGCGAGCTGGGCGTTGGGCAGCCAGCGGGAGCAGTAGACGGCGTTCGGGCCGTCTCCGTCCTTCGCAATTCCGAGGAGCCGGACCGGTCGGGTCTTCGGGCGGGTGGCCTTGTCCCAGTAGATGCCGCCGTGGGCGTTGACCTTCTGGACGATCTCCTGGCTCCAGAAGAGCTCCATGACGTTCTTCTTGGCCTCGTGGGCGGTCACGTTGAGCCCTGTGACGTCGGAGATCAGGTCACGCCGGCTGGGTCCGCCGCGGCCGTGGGAGCGGACTTCGGAGTTGTTGGTGTCGCGGGTCCAGGTGGCCCCGTCTGACTCGGTGGTGAGGCCGAGGGACATGTATCCGTCGGGGACCATGACTCCGGATTCGTCGAAGACGTAGGTGATTTCCACGTCTTCTGGCTCCGCCGGCTTGGCGAAGATCGTCATCTCCAGCGCCTGGAAGATGTTGTCCTCGGTGAACTGTGAGACTTCTTCGAGTGTGGCCATGAGAGGCCCTCCTTTTTCTGTGGTTCAGGGCATAAAAAAGACCCACGAAGGGCCGGATGGGTTAGCTATTCAGTTATGGGTTCGGTTGCAGGCGAGCCTGGAAGCGCGCCGTGTAGGTCACCCTGAACACTCGGTCACTCCAGGGAGTCTCGGCCGGGCTGGCGACGGTGCTGACATTGTCGACCTGGACGCCGGCGATGATGCGGTTGTGCATGGAGAGGACCTCGAGGCGTAGCCATCGCGCGAGACGCCAGACGTCGTCGAGGTCTGGGGCGAGGCAGTCGAAGTCGATGATGGTCTGATCCGTGCGGCCGTCGTCTCCGCCCGCGCCGGCGTTCCGAACCCGAATGAACCCCGGCCGGGCGTGAACGTCGTCGGGTGCCGTGCGTCCCGCAGGCGCGACCCCGAGGCCGTTGAGGTGGGTGATCAGAGCGAGCTGCATCAGCGGCCAGTCTCGTTCCGGCTCGGGGATGCTGAGCTGCTCCGGGGGAGTGCTCACGAGTACCGTTCACCGGCCTTCAGCAGCGCCCGCGCGGGTGGTCGGCGGGCGTCACCATACTCGGCCTTCGGATCATCGACGACGACGTTGGCGTAGGGCCGTTTGAAGCCACCGGCACCACCGCCGGGACGCTCACCCTCCTCAACGGTGACGTTCGGCTTCAGGCCCTGCTTGGCATACTCCCGCTCGGCCCCGACCGCGATGCGCTTGGCCACCTTCCTCAGCTGAGCTTTCACTCCCGGCTGCTGGGCGGCTTCACGGATGAAGTCCGCTGAGATCCGTATTGAGGCTGCCATGGTCGCTCTCCTAGCCTGTGGTGCGTTTCAGGGCGATAGGCCGGTAGGAGCCGACCAGCTGCCCTCCTGGTTGTGTCTCGGCGCGGCCGTCGACGCTGTGCCAGTCGCCGTCGATGAACGCCTCGGACTTGTCGGTGAAGTGCTGGTTGTCTTCGAGGTAGAGCCAGTAGCCGGAAGTGATCTGGTTGACCGCGTCCACGGCTTCCGAGCTGCTGCGGACCTCGTACCAGGCGTTGATCGTGGACTCCTGCCAGGACGGTTTCTCCTGGCCCCAGCGGTCCGTCTGCGTCCCGTTGGGGTGGCGGACGAGGATGCGCTGATCGAAGAGGCTCATGAGCCATCACCGGCCTGGTGGTGGAGCTTGTACTTATCCAGCAGCAGCGCGTCCAGGGCGGCTTCCCCGGAGAGGTCCAGAGTCATCGACCGAGCCGCGATCGACTCCGTCCGGGTCCGCCCCTTGGCCGCGTCTCGCGCCCGTGCAGCCACCACGGGCAGCAGCTCGGCCGGGAAACTCGTATGTCCGTGTCGGACGGTGACCTTCACAAACTCAGGCAGCGCGGGGCCGGAGAGCAGCTTCACGCGGCCGCGCCCGTAGACCCGAAGCTTCCGCGAGTCGGTGAGTAGGTCCCTCTCGGGGTCATCGCCGTCGACCAGGCCAGTGATCGCCACCAGGTGCAGCGTTGGGATCGAGAACCCGCGTGGTCCGGCGTCGATCTCGAAGGTGTGTTCCAGCACGGGCGCGATATGCCACTCGCACTGAGTTCGGATGCTCTCCACCGCGGTGGTGATGTTGGACTGATCGAAGGGCGCCCCACGAAAGGTGCTCAGCGCAGCTGCATTAACAGCGTTTTCTGGCATGTGGGGCGCCCTCCTTCAGTTCGGTTCAGCCACGGTGTGAGGCTTGATCGGTTCCCAGCTCTCAGCTGGACTTGTTCGCCGGCGTGCTGCCGGCCTTGTTGGACGGCTTGCCGCCGACCTTCTCCGCGCTGGTGACCTTCTTGGCGCGGTCTCCGTACTTCTGAGCGTCCTTCGCGGTGAGCCGCAGCGTCAGGGGACCCCATCTGCTTCGACCTTGTACAGCTCACGAAGGTCCGTGGACTTCTTCTGATTCGCCATCAGCAGGCTCTCTTTCTGGTGTGGAGGGGTCGGTGCGCTGAGGCCCCTCAGGACCTCAGCGCGCCGAGACCACTCAGGGGGTGGGGACCGGCACGCCGGAATCGATGGAGACTTCAGCGATCGCGGACGGCCGGCGGACGGCGAGCGCCAGGCGCTCCTCGATGCGGGTCGTCACGCGGTTGTGGATGAAGTCGTCAGCGTGGGAGTTGGTGACTTCCACCCGGACGCCTCCCTTGCGGTAGATCGTCGCGGCCCGGCGCAGCGCGCCGACCAGCGGCTTGCCGACCGCGACGGCGGGGGTGACCACGGTGTTGCGTCCCCAGATGGGCGGGTTCTGCTGCACCCCGCCGTTGCCGTACTGACCGGAGAAGGGTCCGCCGGCGAAGTACTGGCCGTTGCCGTCGGTCTGAAGCACCAGCTGCTCGTAGTCGAGGGGGTTGATGATCAGCGCGTCGGGCATCATGCCAGTCGCGATCTGGATCCGGGTGCCGGCTGCGAAGATCGCTTCCGATGCGCCCTTGGCTCCGGCCTCGGCGGCTTCCAGAGCCTGGACGCCGGAGCGATTGCGCAGGCCCAGGAGGTTCTCTCCTTCGCCGTCGCCGTCGAGGAGCTGACGTTCCTCTTCGAGCGCGAGCTCGTAGAGGCCTCGGTTGTTGATCTCCGAGGCGACGAACTCCAGGTCCTCGAGCATCTCGTCGGTCATCTTGAACCAACCGGCGATCTTCTTGGTGGGATCGGACTCCGCAGTTGGATTCCCCATGGAGAACTGAGGCTTCTGCGCGTTCTCAGCGGTGGTGCGGGGGCCGCCCTCGATGGGTCCTTCGATGAAGTACTTCACGATGGAACCGGAGATGTTGCCCGAGCCGAGCAGATCCGCGATGACGGTGCGGCGGCGGTAGCCCCGGACGACCTCGCGATCGACGTCGGTCAGCCACGGGGCGAACGGTGACTCTTCGCCCGCTGTGGCGCCGCCCTGGCCACCGGTGGTGAGCGTGTCACCCGCGGCCTTCTCGAACCACGGCGTGACCGTGGACTTCACCCCGGACTCCTTGAGCCGCTGCAGCCCGTCGGGGCCGCCGACGGACTTGATGAAGTGGTCACCGAGGGACTTCGCCCGCTTGTCCTCGTCGCGGTTCTGGTTGCCCGGCTGACCTGCGCCGGCTTTCTCCAGACCCTGAGCGTGAGCGGCCTGCGACTTGGCGAAGGCCTCCTCGGTGTTGATCTGCTCCAGAGTGTCGTTGACCTCTACGAGCTGGGACATGAACTGCTTCTTCTGGGGCGCGTCGACGCCGTCGGCCTTGATCTTCTCAGTCAGGGACTGACCAAGATCGATCGCCTCCTTGCGACGCTCAGCGAAGGTCTTACCCATTGCTGGTCTCGCTCTCTGCCCGGAGGGCATGGAATTGGAACATTGCATCCATGGCTTTGGCCGAGACGTCTAGGTCCGCGTCACCCTGATCCTTGCCCGAAGGGTCCTCGGATACGGTGCCGTCACCAGACGTGTGGGCATCATGGTTCTCTTCACCCGGCTGCTGGCCATCGGGACCGGCATCGGGGGTCTGTGTGGACTCATCAGCGAGCGCCTGCAGGCCTGCCAGGCTCTCGGGGTCCAGTGCTTCGGCGATGGTCGTGAACGCCTTCGCTGTGGCCGCTACCAGGGCGGTGAGCGCCTTGGTGGTCTCCTCGGTGCTCTTCGCCGCCTGGACTCGGCCGGCAGCGGAGGCGATCGTGCGGGCCTGGTTCTTCACCGCGACGACTGAGGTCTCACGGTTCGCGCCGATGGGGACGAAGCTCACCTCGTAGAGCTTCAGCTTGATGAGCTCGTTGTAGTCGAACTCCCCGTCGGCGGTGCGGACGATCTTCTCTTCGAGCACGTCGTAGGCGAAAGAGAGGTCCGCGATACGGCGTTGCTTGACCATCCGGTAGGCGTGCTGGCCGGTCTCGGACTCCATGTCGAAGCGGATCTTGACCCGGAGACCGTGGTCGTCCTCGAGGAGGTCCTTGGACCCGCCGATGTTGTGGAGGATGTTCCAGAAGTCGTGGCCGTAGAGGACCGGGACCGCGTCGCCCTTGGCCCTCCAAGCGTCGAGGTCCTCGGCGAAGGCACCCTTGCGGATGATGTCGCCGTGGGAGTCCTTGACGTCGAACACCGCGGGGTAGGCGATGCACTCGCCTTCTTCCAGTCCTTCGATGTCAGCGTCGGTCTTGAGCTGCACCTCGGCGAGCGCCTTGATCTTTCGCTGGGTCATGGTCCTTCTCCTAGTCTCGTTCGCCGGGGATGATGTCGAGGGCGCACTGGCAACCGGCTACCTCGTTGGGATCGCCGATCGCGCCGGGCCATTTCATGCCGTTGCTGAAGAGCTCGTCGACGCCGACGGTCTCGCCATTCATGCCGGAGTGTGAGTCGCGGGGGTTCCCGGAGGTGACGACCCAGCTCTTCTGTGCGCCGCGGCCGCCGGCCTGGCGACCGGCCTCGACGGAAGCGAACCCGGCGAGCGCGGCAGCGGTCGCGACACCGGCGTTCTTGGCGCGCTGCTCACCGACCCCGTCGAAGTACTCATCGACGGCGTCAGTGTCGGAGTCCTCGCCGGAGAAGCGCTCCTCCAGCGCGGCCCGAGTAGCCTCGTTCATGTCGTGAGCCTGACCATCAGATCGGGTCATCAGGTAGTTGGCCGTGAGCGCGAGGTTGAACGCTGTCGCCTCGACGCCCATCTCCGCGAGCACCTGCGTCGATGCCTCCATGACGATGCCGATGGACTCCTCTTGGAGGTCGCCGCCGAGCTCCTCGTCCCAACGTTCCTCGTCCCACCACTGGGCGCCGGCGCCGAGGCGAGACTTCACGGACTGGCGCTGCCGGTCGAAGGTCCGACGGAAGAGGTCCTCGATCCGGTCGCTGAACTGGGCCGGCTCCGCGGACTTCACCTTCAGCCTGGTCAGCGCCGGCGCAGCGTTTCGGTTCTCGACGTCGTTGTTGTCACCGGTGGTGACGTTCTGAGATCCCGAGTCGCCCGGAGAGGCCTGGGTGCCGCCGCCGCGGAGGACGTTCATCGGGGTCAGGAGCTCGTCGCCGGCGGGGCCGATGGAGGGCAGGTTCTGGCGGGCGCGGCCCTCGTTGATGGTGAGGATTGGTCCGCCGGTCATGGAGGTCATCACGCGGGCCTCTTCAAGGAAGGACCCCTTGAGCTTGTCCTTTACGTTGAACTCGACGTAGTAGGTCTCGCGATCCATGCCCAGGCGGGGCAGCAGGAAGGTGTTGATCGCGCTCTGCACTCGGTCCAGGGTCGGCCCCAGCGTGTCGCTGTAGAGCATCTTGTGGAACTCTTTGACGTTGGAGTAGTTCGCCCCGGTGGAGTCACCGACCATCACCGGCTGGACGTGGAACGAGGACGCCACGGTCTGGAGGCTAAGCTTCACGGCTTCGCCGTAGCCCTGGTTGTCCATGCTCAGCTGAGGGACCTTGAAGGTCATCCCATCGCCGAGCAGCGGTGTGCCGCCGGCCTTGCTTCCGGCGCCGCTGAAGGAGGCGTACCAGTCGTCGAGGAAACGGTTCTTCGCTTCCTTCGACCAGTCAGGTGCGCCCGTGGGGCGTTCGATGATCCCGGAGATCCGAGCCTTGTTCTTCCACATCTGCCGGCGGGTCTGCGAGGCCTCGATCTGCTCCAGCAGAACTTCCTTCAGGCTCTCGATCGTGGGCGAGCAGCCGTAGACCGACTCGGGGGAGTAGGACGAGAACGCGAGTATCTCCTCCGGCGGGATCTGCCGCTGCTTGTCACCCATGGCCACCAGGTAGTGGCTGATGTTCCAGGGGTCCTCCCACACCGGCGAGACCCAGGACGGGGGCAGCCGACGAAGACGGCGAGCGCCGTTCTCCGCGTTGGTGGTGATCAGCCAGTAGGCCCGCTCGTGCAGGTCCAGGTCCCCTGAGAGCGCGTAGATCAGCTGGTGGGAGTCCATGTTCACATCGGGCTCCATCAGCGCCTGTGCAAGCGGCGAGGAGTGATCTCGTTCCCGGCCGCCGTCGGCGCTGCGCTTGTACACGTGCAGTCCGAGCTGGGCGATGTTGCGGGCCCGGAAGTCCACCACGGTGCGCAGGTGCGGCTGTGAGCGCCACATGCGCGCCGCGTCGAGGCCGGAAGGATCGAACGCGCTTGCCATGTCGAAGGAGCTGCCCAGGTAGGTGACCTTCGGGCTGAGCGCGCGGACCGGGATCGAGAGAAGGTTGCTCCAGAAGCTCACGGACACCTCCTGCGTAGATCGTCGGGGCTTATAGCCAGGTCAGTCCCTCGGACTCGTACATAGATGTCTGCTTGTCTTCCTTGCGGGTGAGCAGCCAGTGGGCCCCGGCGAATGTCATCAGCGGAGAGACGTCGATCGGGGATTTGATCCGATCGATGAGCATCGCGCCGCCAGCGATGAACTTCATCACCGCCCGCTGTGCTGCCATATCCACCGCCGGCTGCCGGAAGTGATCGATCTCGTCTCCCACGATCGCGTCGTAGAACCCGCTGGTACCCATGGAAAGGTCAGGGCCCTCCCACTTGGTCACCGGAAGCTTCTTCCGCTCGGCCTCTTGGAGGAACCCTGTCGCCTGGGAGCCATTGGACTGGCCCGTGATCTCGTCGATCAGGCCCTTGTCCACCGCTTCCCGCAGCCACTCGTAGGCCCAATCGATCCCGTGTCGTGCAGCGACCAGCTCGATCTGTACCCGGCCTCGGTCGTTCATCCCCGCGAGTGAGATGTACACGCGGTTTCGCGAGAGCGGGATATCGAGACAGGCCTTCGCCGGGCCGATGATCTTCGGCACGTCCTCGTCCGGGTACTTCTCCCGGGTCCACCACCCGGCCTCCCAGGTCTGTTCCGGGAAAGGGCCCTTCATCATGGACTCGACCCACTGGCACAGGTTTTCCGTGCCGAAGGTCGCCTCCGGCTCGTTGGTACCCTCCGAGGCCAGCGTCAGCCCGTTCAGTCCCGTGTACCCGAGCGAGGGGTTGGCGTAGCGCCACCCCTCCGGATCCAGCAGGTCGAAGGTCTTGGGCGTGGACCACTCGAAGAAGCCGACGAGATCCAGGTCTTCGCTGAGCTCCTCGGCCGAGGCGATCAGCTTTGCGTCCTCGTCGTCGACGTCCTGCTCCTCGAGCAGATCCTCCAGGTCGTCAAGGTCGTCGAGATCCATGTCCGCCGAAGTCGCCGGCAGCAGCGCGTCAGCGTTCTCCGCGTCGAGCTCAGCTAGGACGCCGTCGGGATCACCGAGCCGCTCGTGAGCCTTCAGCCGCAGGTAGCGGAGCACCACTGACGAGAGGTCACCGGCGTTGGACATGCACCACACCAGTGAGGATGCCCGGGCGTTGGTGGTCTTCGTGACCGCGCCCCAGGCGTCCCAGGTCTGCTGCTCTCGAAGCTCGTCGAAGAAGATGATGTCCGCGGTGAGCCCTCGGCCGGCCTTGCGGTTGGCGGCCTTGACCTTGTATCGGGAGCCGCCGTAGTCCTTCTCGACCTGGACGGCCTTCTTGCCCGAGGATCTGGCCATCGGCTTCGTGATCTCGTCGAGCTCGTCAGTGACTTCGATGATGTCCTGGACCTCTTGGAGGACCTCCTCCGCGACGTCAAGGTCCTGAGCGACACCAAGCAGTTCCGGCACCCTCAGCACGAACATGCAGTACAGGGCGAGCACGACGCCGAGTGTGGTCTTCCCGTTCTGCCGGGCGACCAGGACGATGACCTTTCGGAACCGGAAGATCTGATCCTGTAGACCCCGCTCGTGGATCGTGTCGACTGTCCATGGCTCCGCGAGCTCCAGCGCGTGTATCAGCAGCCATTCCTGCCATGGCAGGAGCTTGATCCCGCAGACCTCGCTGGCGAACTCGATCACGTCGTAGCCGAGGCTCGTCTGCTCGTCGAGGTGCCGCAGCGGAGGCGTGTGCAGGCGCGCCTCAGTGCAACCCTTCAGCGCCTTGAGCTCCTGCTTCTTCCAGGTCCGCAGCGGAGAGTTCAGCAGTCGTTGGCGGGCACGGGCTTTCTTGTGGCTATCCGCTTGCGCCACGGTTGAACCCCGCGATCTTCGACCCGCCCGAACCCTTCTTTCCGGAGCCCGGCACGGCGCGCACGGGGCGAGCGTTGATCGAGTCGATGTAGGCCCGAGCTCGCGGCGTCAGGCCAAGGTGCTCGTAGACCTTCAGCAGCGTCGGGATGACGGTGTTGTCAGACGCGGGGAGTGCGGCAGCGGAAAGATCCTTGCCCTCAATGAGCATCTCCAGATAGATCTCTTCAGCCCGAGTCGCGCGGTCCACCTTGCGAGACAGCGCCCGCGCCAGTTCGATCGCACCGGCGTCGTGCTTGGTCAGGTGCCCATTGGCGAGCGCCTCACGGACAGCGGCGTTGGTCGCCTGCAGAACTTTCTGAGGTCCGGCGTATCCCCTATGGAGCTGCCTCAGTTCCGGAGCCAGCTCGTTGGACACGCCAATCACCACCTCGAAATGTCAGGAGTAAACAGGTTGGACTAAGTGACACCGGGTAGGGGTACCCCCCCCCACCCCCCCTCGGGGAGAGAGATCACTGTCAGGCGAGGTCAGGCCCGGCGCGCGGCGCGGCGTGATCCGGACGCCCCTCCCCGTGGGGCGGGTGACCTGCGCGGGGCGCGCTGACCTGGGGCTATGCGTAGATTCAGAGCATCGACCAATCGCGTGAGGTCATGCCGAGTTCGTCGATCGTCTTGGTGCCTTGCCCCTGGTTGCAGCGCAGATGCGCAGGCTTCCAGTTGGCCGGGTCCCACGTGAGATGTGGATGGGTAGAGCGGGGCTTCACATGTTGGACGCTCATGCCATCGGGATGAGTCGAGGGAAGTCTGTAGTCGATGGGCTGACGGCAGATGCAGCAGCGTTCGTCCTTGACGTAGCCGACGGCTCGGACCTGAGCACGAGCTGCGTTTGCTCGGCGTCCGCCCCATGGCGCGACCTCGACCACCGCCGCACCTCCGCGTCCGGGTACACGAAAGCCCCGCCGGGTCCGAAGACCTGCGGGGCTCTCATTGGGATGAAGAGACAGTCATCCCCTCAATGTGGATAATCTTAAGCCGCACGTCAGAAGGTGCGCAACAGAGGACCCCCTGGGGGTGTGCCTGCACCCCACCCCCTCGGCTGGAGCAATGCACCCCCAGGGGTCTGCTTCACCGGGAGGTGGTGGTGTAGGCGACCCCCGCGGGGGGAGTGTGCTGGGTTGAGTCCGGCACCCACCCGTGCTTGTTCCGGTTCTCCCAGGCGTCGTACACATCTCGGACTCGGTACCGGGGTGGCCATGTCGAGTCCACGGGATGAAGCCGGCCACGGGTGCGCCACTTGTAGATCTGTCTGACCGTGATCTCGATGTGCTGGGCGGCCTCCTCGCTGAAGTAGGTCTCGATCTCTTGAGGCGTCATCGGGCTCAGCTCGGACAGGCGCATCGCCACATAGGTACCGCTGTTGGTCTGTTCCTTCTCGCCGTTGACCATCCGATCCGCGCGACGCACATCTCGCAGCACTTCCTGCATGATCTCCTCGGCGCCTTTGCTCGTCCGGATCTCGTCGGCGGACCACGCCTGCATCTCGGTGAGCTCATCGAAGAGGACATACGCGTCGAGGTTCAGCGGTGATGGATCCTCGACGGACCCGCCGGCCGCACCCTTGAGGGTGAAGGCTTTCTCCTGGCCGCGCATGATCAGCAACAGTGACGGCAGCAGATCCTCGATCATCGCGAGATGCTCCCGGAGCTGACGAGTGCAGAGCCTGCCGAGGTAGACCCCGGTGGACTCGACTGGTTCAGGGCATCCGGGGGTCCTGCAGAGCGGCATCCCCTCGGTGGCACCGGAGCTGTGGCCATGGCTCATGCCGGATCTCTTCCTCTCTCGGGTCCAGGACTGCACGCAGCCGTGGCATCCACAGGTGGGGCTTCCTTCAATGTGCTCAGGCATCGGCCACCGCCGGCAGGGGGAAGATCCGGACGGTGAGGCCGGCGGCCGGCCGGACGTCGCCGCGGTACGGGATGGGTCCGGTGAGGTGGTTGTTGTTGTCATCGGGCAGGAGGCCGGCGTCGACCAGGCCATCGATGACGGGCTTCATGGTGGCCATGAGGTTGTGGGCGTCGTAGCTGGTGCGATTGGACTTGTGCACGTAGATGTCGATCCGGGCGCGCTGCAGGCGGGGGAGCTTGGCGTCGAGGCAGAGGAGCTTGCCCGCTGATCGCCACTCCCTGGCGACCCTGCGCTCCTTGGACCAATGCCACCGGTTGTTGAGATTGATCCACTCATCCACCTTCGGGATCCACAGCTCCAGGTACTCAGGTTCAACGTTCTGGTCATTCACGGGATCCACTGGGGTCACCTCTTTCTTCTTCGCTTGGACTTTTTGCCACCAGAGGATCTGAGCCTCCCGACCTGACCCTGCCCACGCCCTAGTCCCGGCCCTGCCCTAGTCCCGGCCCTACCCGTGTCACGACCCGTCCCGTCCCGTCCCGACCCGGTGTACCTAGGTCCTTCAGCCTCCCGACCTAGTTCGTGATTAGATCCACGACTAGGTCTGCTCTCGTGTGTCCCACTCGACTGTGAGCGTCCCTCGGTCGCAGCCTGCTGGCTGCCGGGGTTCTCACCGTGGGGACCCTCGGACCTGGCCTGCTGGCCAGCGGGGTCACCCTGAGCGTCGGAGCTACCCGCGGACGCAGCTGCACGGCTGCCGGGGTCATCCGTTGAGGGCTCCACATCGAAGCCTTCTTCTTTAAGGAACGCGACTGTCGCGGGGCCATAGAACGGCCTGGACGGTGCGGGGTGGAGGGTCATGCCTGCGGACTCGGCCGAGGCTTCCTTCTTGCGGCTGTTGCAGGCCCGGCAGGCGACGACGAGGTCCGCGGAGGACTTCACCGGGTGCTCGCTGCCGTAGACATGGTCGAGGGTGGCGGAGCGGCTGGACCGCCGGTCCCGCCACTGGACGATGCGCTGGCAGTAACGGCACCCGTCGCCGTCACGCATCCGGACTGGCCCGGTGATGTCACGGTTGTTGGTGTCCCGGCGCCGCTGGGTCTCCCACTTCCGTTCGTCCTTGCGGAGCATGTGGAAGAGGTCGTCTTCCTCTACCAGGCGCAGCGCGTCCCGCTGACCGCCGTCTGGGCCGGCGACCTGCGCTCGGACCATGTACCCAGACCTGAGGGCGGCATCTCGAAGGACCTTGAACCGCTCCACTCCACCGGCGACATGGCGCGCGGTGGCCATGTCGATGACGTAGTCGGTCTCGTACGCCGCAGCGCGCACGGCGCAGCGGGCCACCCATCCGAAGAGCTCGTTGACGATACGGTCATCTGCTTCCTCGGATTCCAGCGGGGCGATCACGATGGGGTGATCTGCTGCTTGGTCTGATGTCTTTAGCCATGGCATGTGCCGTCTTCCTGTCTGCGGCCGGGAGTGATTACGCGGTGTGATTGAGAGGCGACTATGGCGGTGGCGTCAGGACCGTAAACCCCGCAGCGTCGAACACGCGCGCAGCCGTGCGACGCCAGTACTTCTTGCTGTCCTCAGAGACGAGACCTCGGTCCCAGTCGCTCTCCTCGCCGGAGCTCACGATTCGCGCATAAAGACCCCGCGCTGTGATCTCTAGCTGCCAGGAATGGACCATGCGACCGCGGGCGAACCCGCATCCGGCCGCGAGGCCGATGTCGCCGTCCACGTTGGCTTGTTTCAACTCCTCGGCGTACGCCGCGGTGTCCGCGAGCGCTCTGGGGTTCAAGGGTTCAGGGCTCATGACGCGGGCGTTGTCTCGACGGTGAATCCGGCTCCTTCGAGTGCCGCCTGGGCCTCTGTGGTGAATAGATCATGCTCGGCGGTTTCCAGTCCGTCCCAGGGCTTGTGCGGCACTACTACTTCAGCGAGGGCCTGGGCTGCGATTGCGAGCCGTTTGGGCCCGATGGTGATGGAGTATCTGGTGCCGTCGGCTTTCTCGATCTTGAGGGGCTCGGTGGTGTCGGCTGGGGTCATGGTGGTTGGGTCGACGGGGAGCTTTGCCCAGTGATGTTCTTGTGCGCTGTCTGGGTGGGCGGTCATCGCTTGATTCCTTCCGGATTTGTGTCGTCCGTGAACATTTGCTCTCAACTGCTGGTCGGGTCGTGCCAGGCCACCGTCCTGCACGTAGGGTGTCGGCATGGATCTCCTTGCTGTGGGGCTGATGGGTCTCGGCTGGGTCTTCGTGGTGTTGGGTGTCGTGCTGTTCTTCTTCTTGCGCGGTCTCAGCCGCGGCACCGTTCACGGAAAGTGCGTTTTCTGGCTCGGTGAGGACGATCTCGAGCAGCTCAAGCGGCGCGCGGAGTTCGGTGCGCACTGGGTGGTTGGAACCTCGTTCGTCGTCACCGGCTTCGCCTTGATTTGGGTTGCGCTCAGCGGCTCTTAGGGGTGGTCTCCGCGGTGGAGTGTTTCGCGGATTTCTGGTCGTGGTCTGGAACGGTCCATTTCTTGGGCCTTGGCCCGGTGGAAGTCGTGAAGGTGGTGGCTGCACAGGTGCCGGGTGACGCAGATCCCGTGCGGGGTGGCGCAGCAGTTCGGTCTGCACGGGGTGTCGGTGATGTCGAATTCCTTCACAGATCACCACCGGGAATCTCCGTGGTGAAGGTGCCCTCGGTGGGCAGGTCGTCGGGGTTGAGGTCGAAGGTGGCGCAAGGGCACCCGTCCCCGTCCGACATGGGGCACATCTCGGCTGCGCAATCGCGTTTCATCAAGCCACCTCCGCGCGCACGTTCCGGCTGGAGGTGATCGCAGCACCCAGCGACGGCAGACGGCCCCGCCAGTCGTCGCGCCACTCCTGGTGGCGCTCATCGTCCTCCGGTGTGGGCTTGGGCTCCACCAGGGACCCCAGGAACGAATCACCGCAGCTGATCAGAACCATCCGCGAGCGCGTGGTGGGTTCGAGGGTGAGGCTGTAGCCGTAGACGTAGGCGGCGGTGCTGAAGCGCTTGAGGATGTCGCCGGATGCGAGGACCCGGTTGGCGATGCCTCGGGGTCCGTTCTGGATGGCATTGGCGAAGAGGAGTGGGATGTTGGGGAAGTTCTCGCTGTTGGCGGTGTTGGGGACGGTCCAGGATTTGCCGGGGAAGAGGCCTGAGACGTCGGTGACGGTGATCTCATCGGGGCGGACGGTGATGCTGAGCTGGTCGTCGAGCTCGTTCTCGGGCTTCTTCTTCTCCCGGAAGACCTTCAGCAGCTCCTTGGCCGTGTCGATGGTGAGATCGAAGGAGTCCTCGTCGGGGGAGCCAGTGAGTTCCCGGTGGTCCCAGATGGAGACGATGGCCAGGGACTGGCTGTAGCCGTTGGAGGCCTGGAGGTAGAGGTTCTGGTCGTCCGGGGTGAAGTGGACGACGGCGAGGCCGGTGTCGGCGTTGTCGTGGGCGTGCGGGGTGACGGCCTGCAGCGCTTTGCGGAGGTCGCGGGTGTTCACGTGGAGGATCATCGCTTCAGCTCCGGTCCCGCTTCGCCGACCAGCGCCGCTCCGCGGAGTCCGGCACGACGGAAGGTTTCCTCGAACTTCCGCGCGGGCCACACCTTGAACCGGCCTTCCTGATCCTTGACGATGTATTCGCCCGGGTGAGCGGTATCTGCTCCCGATGGGGAGTCGAGATCGGGGACCCGGATCCAGTAGGCGACGTCCGTGTGATCGCTCGGCTTGGCTTCGGAGCCGACCTTGCCGCCACACCACCGAGCAACTTCGGTCATGACGAGGTTGTCGGCCATGAAGCGCATCGCTTCTACGTGGACTGCAGGCTGCACGTAGACCAGGGGCTTAGTCATGGTTCTTCTCTCTTTCGTCGAGTGAGACGTGGATGATCTGCCAGTTGTCCCCGTGCGGGGATTGGTGGCACACGACCGAGGGGCCACAGATGCAGTCGGCCTGGTCGGTGCTGATGTCGTGGGCGATGAGATCGCCGAGCGGCACGACGTGGAGGGTGCTGGCCATCAGTGCTGGACCTTGACCCGGTACCGCTTGGGGTTCCCCTGGATCAGGTCGGATCGCTTCGTCTGGAAGTGACGGACGACCTCGGTCTCGTGCTCGTCGAACCGATACCCGAAGTCGGTCTGGATCCGGTTCATCCACTGGACGCGGTTGTCGATGTTCTTCGGGTCCCAGGCCTGCGCCTTCGCGAGCTTCTTGTCTTCGGGCCGGTGCTGGGAGTAGATCCACAGGCGCACGAGGCTTCCCCATGACCAGGTCGCGAGCTTCGCCCGGATCTTCTCGAACCACTCCTGCTTCCGGGACCACAGCTGAGGGTCGTAGTCGCCTGTGCCGGCGTCCTGCACCGGCATGGGGATGCCTGTGACGTCGGCGAGGAGCTGCTCGTTCTGGGGCCGGATCACGTTCTGATCGACGAGCTCCATGAGCATCGCCTTGTCGGTCGCCGCATCGAGTGCCTTGGCTTCGGTGATCTTGCTGATCATGTGACGGTGTCGGGTGTCGGCCGAGACCGGGAGCTGCTGATTCAGCCGGCGGAACAGTGTCTGCTGGGTCAGTTCATCCTCGGACATTTCTGGCTTCGAGGATGACGCTTTCTTGGCTTTCCGGTACCAGCGGACCTCTGCCTCACCATCGACGTCTGAGGGGGCCTCGATTGCGAACTGGTGGCCGGCGGTGACGTGCTGCTCCGCGGTCAGGTGGTCGCCGTCCTCAGGCTGGGGGACCGGCTCGAAACCGTAGAACTCAGGTGAGCCCGACCGGACCTCGTGACCGGTCTTCGCGCCGAGAGCTTCGAGCTCGGCGCCCTTGGTCTCCTGCGCCGCAGCGACCTTGTGCTGAGCGATGAGACGGTCCACGTCACGAGCCCAGTGCGGGAAGCGCTCCACCGTGTCGTTGACTCGCTCGGCGATCTCCGGTCGGGTCTCGGCGAGGCGCTGGAGCTTGATCAGCGCATCGATGTCGAGCTGGCCGGCGTTGTACTGGGCCTGCACCGACTCTGGCTGCTCGAGGACCTTCGCCTTCGCCGTGATGATCCTCTTCGGCTGTTTGAACTTCTTCCCGATCGTGGACTCATTCAGGCCCAGGGCCAGCATCTGCTGGAAACCCTTCGCCTCCTCCAGCGCCGAGAGCTGCCGATGGTTCCGGCCAGTGGAGAGCATGACTTCCAGCTGCTCCAGGTCGGCGCGCTTGGACTCCTCGACCACGATGCACCGCAGCGCCGGCAGACCGGCGTGGAGGACCGCGAGGCGGCGGCGGTAGCCGTCCCACAGCTCATACTCGCCAGGCTCTCCAGCGCGGGGGTAGACCAGGCAGGGGATCAGCTGACCCATGGTCTCGATCTCGCCGGCGAGCTGAGCTATCGACTCGTCCTCACCGGGGATCTCGTCGCGTGGGTTGTTCGGGTTCGGGTGGACGTTCTGGACCGGGATCTCGACGACCTCGGCAACTGTCTGTGTCTCAGGCATGATTCTGGTTCCGTTCTCAGGTGTAGATCTCATCGATGGCGGGGCCGAGGATCGTGTGGCCGTTTGGCCACCGCTCGAAGTGGTTGTGTCTCGGGCGGGGCCGGAGGCGGCTCGGCATCATGCGCTCCAGCCGGCAGAAGGCATCCCCGCGACGCCGAATCTCATCTGCGAGCGCCAGGGCTTCGGTGAAGGTGTGGGCGGGGCGGGTGATGCCTCGGTCCTCGGGGGCGACTTCCGCACGGGCTCCGACGGAGACTCTCCAGTAGCGAGGTTTCCGAGGTGCACCCGCGCCGTACACCGATCCGAATGCCTCTCCGATGGCAGAGAATCCGGTGATCTTGAAGATCGCGATTCGGTTGACTTGGGCGCGTGGGTCACTCCACGGCGGTCGTGCGATGCCCTTGCCGGGCGTCCGCTTCTTGTGCGTGGTCATGGTCGGTTCCTCCGGCAGTCGTTGCAGGTGAAGGTGATCTGGCCGGGTGCCTGGGGCCGGCGTGCTGCACCGCAGCTGTCGCAGTTCATCCAGACGCCCTTGTCCTGGTTCTTGCAGGACCGGCAGCTGTGGCGATCGCGCCCAGCACCGTTGCGGACCAGACGGGCTACGTCGTATAGCTGTCCGCATCCCCAACAGACCGCCCGCTCCGGCGCCTCTGTCTCGCCCTCTGGTGCCACGGCGCGGCTCACGAGCTGATCAGCTCCGGTGCCGGTTCCCCGCGGACCCGCATCCGGGCCTCGCGGCGCTGCCGCCACTTCTCGTAGGCACGTCGGTTGTGCTCCTCACGTACCTTCGCCGCTCTTTCTCCCGCCCTGAGGGCTTCAGGCGTCGCGGAAGCGTGTTCGTGCTCCATTCGGTCCAGGCACTCAGATGCGCGGGTGAGGCTGGTCTTGCGTGGCGTGCTGTCGCCCTTCAACAGGGTCTGCAGCGTCTGATAGTGAATGCCCATCTCCCGAGCGAGAGCGCAGAGACCGAGGTCATAGGTCTCCATGAGTCGGTATGCGCGGCTCCTGAACTGCTCCACGTCGGCAGGTGCAGCACTCATCTGCTTCCGGCTTGCCTCCTGCGCGGCTGCCTTCGATGCTTGCCGGCAGTCTCGGCACAGCAGCTCGCCGGCTGCCTTGTGCCGATCGATCCCGTCCTGGGTGCCGCGGTCCACGTCGCAGGCTGTGCTCTCAGTCTTCGCCACGGCGGATCACTTCCCACGTCATGCCGACGATGCCGATGAGGAAGAGGACGAATCCCCAGGCTGAGTCCTCGTTGATCTCCGCATGGGCCGCGACGATCCCGAACCCGACCACCGTGCAGAGGGCTACCAGGACGAAGATCAGGTCCATCAGGTGCCGCTGGGTCCACGCGTCGAATCGCCAGAGCTGATGACGCAGCGGCGAGGCGTCCTTGATCTTGTTCCCATCGAGGTAGTCGTCAACGACGGCGTCGGACACCCCACACTTGCTGAGGTAGACCGCGCCCTTGACGTTGCGCCAAAGCTGCGCCATCCGATACTCGTGGTTCTTCAGTTCGAGGTACGCCGCCGTGTGCTCGGCTGCGGTAGCGAAGTCCTTCGGGTCCGGATCGGCGACCGGCACGTAGGGGATCGTGTCCTCTGCGTCTACGAGACCGCCGACGGGCCAGTCGAAGTCGTCGATCTCGATGGGCTGCCAGCCGCTGAGTGGCCGGGGGTTGGTGGAGCGCCTCGCGCTCCGCGGTGCTGCCTCTTGGTCGAATACCTCGGTCATGACTTCACCGCTCTCAATGGCAGGGTCTGGGCGATCTGGCAGTTCTCGAGATAGAGGAACGCGAGCAGCCGCATGGTTCGGCGGTTCACCGCACTGCTGCGGCCGTGAACCGCGACATCAGCTGCGGCTGCGCACTCTTCGCAGCCAAGAACGATCTGGAGCTCGGCCAGCTCGCCGGCCTGCATGCCGGGGCGCACATTCACCAGCGAGAGGCCCTCCGACTGGACCCTGTCGCCGCAGAGTCGGCAGATGGACCCGTCGCGGCCGATCACTGCCGCGCGGATGCTCACCGGCTTCGGCAACGGAAAGTCCGCCGGCAGCGTGGGCTCTTCACAGAGAGTCGTTGTCATCACGCGGCCCTCTCTTCCAGGGCTTCGTCCGGGCGCCGAGTGAGCCCCTGGGCGAGAGCAGTGCTGTACACCCTGGCGGCATCTGCGATGCACTGCTCACGGGTCGGGCGACGACCGGCATCGCCCGCTTCTGTGGATTGAACTATCGTTGGCATTGCGACTGTCCTTCTTTTCAGGGATTGGCTAGTTGCACAGGCCGTCAGCTGTTGGAGCAGCTGGCGGCCGCTTGATTCTGTGCCGCAGACCTCGGGCTGCGGTGCCCCCCTCGGTAGGCTCAGAGCTGCGACACACCACACCCACCGAGGAGGAAGCTCTATGACTGCCTGGATGAAAATCAACTACGGAGCCAGAGAAGACGTGTTCGGCGCCGACGACCTGACTATCGCTGCCTTGGAGCGTGTGATTAGGCGGCGCCTGACGGAGAGCCGCGGGTTCTTCATCACGGCACCCAACGAGGACCAGGACAGCCCCAGCGTTTGGATGACCCTCGTGGTCAGTCCCCACGCCCACGTGTCTTTCTCGTACACGGATCCGTCCGATTATTTGAAGCTGTCCATGACCGCCGAAGACGCGCAGCTAATGCTCGACGAGCACGGAGGATTCGCTCTCGACGAGAACGACTTTCTGACCGAGCCCGGCTGAGACGTTCCAGCACTTCGATCGCATCGGCATCCAACGGACGGTCCCCCGTCTGAATCCAAGGGCTCATGCGGCCACGCCCTTCCGCGAGCGCCCGCTGGCTATGCCCTGCAATCCGCTCGTGGAGATTTCTCCAGGAGTCAACTTGGGTACGATTTCGTTCTCTTCGAGTTCAAAGAGGTCCTCCCAGTCGCACCCGAGGCGCGCGGCTATAGCGACGGCGAGGTCTTCGGAGAGTGTCCGCATCTGACCGTTCTCCAGCTTGAAGATTGCGGTCTGTGAGCGCCGAACCAAGAACGCGAGCTCGCGCTGCGTGTACTGCCGGTTCTTGCGCTTCCTTCGGAGTGCCGCTGGATCCTTGACTCGCATCCAGGTCTCCTTCCTTGGGGCTGTGGTGCACCGGTTTCGGTTGCGTGAGTTCATTTCTACCTCTTTCGAATCGCTGTGACAACTAGATGATCCTCCATGAGTCACTGGGTTGTCAAGGCGATTACCGAAGAAAGTGCCTGGCTATCTGGCAAGCTGTACTAGTTAGTTGTCTAGACAGAATTTTCGAGCGTTGCTCAACTAGATCACCTGGAACGAGAGTCGACACCGTGAACGACAACCCTCAGAGCATCAGCGAGGTCGTGGAGCTGGCTGCACAGCGACACGACGCATCTGGGCGTCAGCTCGCCCAGATAGCGCAGTCGCACGGCTTCCAGATCACCGCCGCGACAGTCAACAAACTTCGGGCGCGGACCAACAAGTCCTCCCCGACCCCGGACACGATCCGTGTCATTGCGTGGCTAGCCGGTGTCTCTGAGGAAGTGGCGTTCACAGCCGCGGGACAGACAGTCCCGGGCCCGCCACTCGGCGAGGAACTCCCACCAGGTGCAGACAACCTGCCACCCAAGGCGCGGAAAGCCGTCATCGAGTACATGCGGGTCCTGATCGACCAACAGGAACAGATCCGTGAACTCACACAGCAACTCGAAGCAGCACAGGCCAGCGAGCGCAGCGGGGGAGGGGCTCCTGCTCGCGAGGATGCTCGCGCTGGTCAGAAGAACGACGCCGAGGTTCCCGAGGACTTCGACTTAGCAGCACACCCGAACATGCGCCTCGCTCGCGATCGCTTCGACGCAGAGCACGGCGACGCCGGCGAAGAGTCGCAATCATCACCTTCGGGGGAAGTGTGAAGTTGCGGCTGAAGGTTCCCAGGGATTCCAAGGGCTCGCGTGCTATCTTTCATGGACAAGTACAGATATGACTGAACCGCCACCCTGGGAGCGAGTGTTCGATGACTGCGACACTATCTGGATGTGTCTCAGGTCGTCTGGGCGCAACGAAGTCAGGAAGTTCTTGTCTTCGATGCCACCACGTCATCGGGCGAAGCTCGAAAGTTTCCTGAAGCGACGCCGAGATGGCAGGCCGATTCAGGTCCCGACGAGCATCCGAGAGATTGGCAAAGCCGATGGGGACAGCAGAAGAGTGTTGGAACTAAAGGCCGATAAGTATCGGTTGTACCTAGTGGAACACGCGGGGTGTTGGCATCTGACTCATGCCGGGCCCAAGCCAACCAACCACCGTGTACCCGAAGCAGTCACGAAGGCTAGAAATATCGACGCAGATAGCCGCAGTCGGAACCGAGGAGATCACAGCCATGGGCCTTTTTGATAAGTACCACGAAGACCCTGAGTATCGTCGAGTGAGCGCTCAAGAAGATGCCATGGTCGATGCCAGTGAGCTCCTCTGGGCAGCGCTCAAGCACGCCGGGATCACGCAAGCTGCTCTCGCCGAGAAGCTGGGGGTTCGCAAGAGCGAGGTCCACGCGCGACTGGCCGGGGATCGGAACATCACGGTTCGCAAGCTCGCCGACACGCTCCACGCGCTCGGGCATGAGCTGATCCTTGACGCGCGTCCAGCCCCCACCGACGAAGAGGTGGCAGCGAAGAAGCGCGCCGCGCGCAACCGGCGAGTCCACTATGCAGTCGATCAAGAACTCTCGGTACAGGGGATGCTGCGCCATCGTCCCGCTCGCATCGAACCCTCCGCCGCTGAACGAGTAGCCCATCGCATGGCTAGGCGTGAACCGCGCCCAGACATCGCCGTAGTCCGCGACCGCCTGGCCCCGCACCATGGTTGATCACATGGACTCCCCGATTACGCTCGGTCACATCCAGGTCGCCTCCCTAGACACTTACCCCAGCCGGGGTGAGCCGGAAGACCCTCGCTGGGAAGTAACCTACTCAGGCCGAAACGAAGACGGCTGCTGGCACGTCCTCGGTGGCCTGCTGCTCTCAGACGAGTATTCTGTCGCGACAATCGTGCTACAAGCCCATATCGACGAGGACTCAGACGACGGCCCGCTGTCTGAGGAAGACTTCAGGAAAGCCATCACCGCAGACGACTACATCCTCACCACCTTGTACCGGCGGGCGAGACACACCGCGCTCGTTCTGGTAGGCCTCGCCGAGAGCGACATTGAGGTCCCTCTGTACGTCGAGCCAGACATTGCGTCGGACGAGGAACGAGTCACGCAGCGTCAGGCGCTCATCGAACAAATGCGCGCCGAGAATGACGAGCACGAAGCCTCCTGATTTGTAGTTTCACCTGCCTCAGAGGTTCGTTCTGGTCTCCAACGTGCGGATTCGTGTCCTAGCCAGCAGGTAAGTTCCCGGCATGTGGAATCCCTGGCACACGCTCAAATCCCGGGGAGACGTTCGAGTCCACTGGGTTCGACCTCACCCGCTCATACCCGCCGCCACCGATGGCGTCGAGCGGATCTGGATCGACCCACGTGCCAACCAGATCGAACGGCGCTGCCTCCTCGCTCACGAGCTCATTCACCTCGAGCTGAGCCACCGAGGTTGCCAGCCCTCCGCGGTCGAGCGACTCGTTCGAGCTGAAGCGGCCCACCGACTCGTCACCACTGACGTGCTTGTCGCGCACCTCCCATGGGCGCGGTCCTCCTTCGAGCTCGCCGAGGAACTCTCCGTCACTGAGCTGGTCCTCAAGGACCGGCTCGCGACCCTGACGCCCAGCGAGCACCTCTACATCTCCACCCTCGAACACCAGACCCCCTGAGGAACACCCCCATGAACCCCTCGCCCCCGCCGGGCGCAGCACGGCCACGCGCCGTCCTCTACCTCCGCCAATCAGTCGCCCGCGAAGAATCCATCAGCCTCGAAGTCCAAGAGACCTCCGGCCGCACCTACTGCACCCAGCAGGGGTACGACGTCGTCGCCGTCGAATCAGACCCTGGCATCAGCGGCCGCACCTGGAACCGGCCAGCCGTGCAGCGCGTCATGACCATGATCGAGACCGGCGCCGCCGACGTCGTGATCCTTTGGAAATGGTCACGCCTGAGCCGATCACGCCTCGACTGGGCCGTCGCCGTCGATAAGGTCGAGAGCGCCGGCGGCCGTATCGAATCCGCCACCGAGAGCGTCGACGTCTCCACCTCCACCGGCAGGCTCGCACGCGGGATGCTCGCCGAATTCGCCGCCTTCGAATCCGAACGCATCGGAGACACCTGGAAACAGGCCCACGAACGCCGCGTGAAGCAAGGCCGGCCCGCCAACGGCAAACCCCGATTCGGATACATCTACGACCCCGATACCCAGGACTTCCATCCCGACCCAAAGACCGGCCCCATCCTCACCGAGCTCTACCAGCGCTACATCAGCGGCGAACCCATGACCGGACTCGCACGCTGGCTCAACCTCCAAGGGACCCACAGCGTCATGGGCAACCCCTGGACGCCAGTCACCGTCCGCCAGATGATGGACCGCGGCTTCGCCACAGGCACCTTCGTCCGCCACGGCGAGCGCCTGGAAGGCGTGCACGAAGCGCTGATCTCCTGGGAGACCTGGGAGGAGTACCAGGCGCGCAGGAAGGTGCGCAGGGCCACGAAGTGGGAAGGGTCGAAGAAGCTGCTCTCCGGGCTGGTGCGCTGCTACTGTGGTGCCCGGATGCACTCGGGGTCCACGTCGCGCTACTCATGCGCGGGCTACCTGGAGCAGCAGACCCGGCCGCACCCGGGCCGACTCAGCGTTCAGAGGGATACCGTCGAGGACGCGGTGATGGAGTGGCTTCGGGAGGTCGCGGCCGAGATCGACGCCGCCGCGCCGAAACAGCCGGCGCGACCGGCAGCAGGGCCGCGGCCGGACGTTCTGCAGCGGAAGCTGATGAAGCTGCAGAACCGGCTCGACACCCTCACCGTGCGCTACCTAGACGGGGAGGTCGACCGGGAGACCTACGAACGGATCAAGACCACCACGAAAGCGGAGTCAGCGGAGCTGGAAGACCAGCTGCGCGAACTCAGGGTGCACGGCCGTAACCCTGTGGGGGATCTCATCCCGGATCTGCTGCGGGACTGGGACGGGCTCTCGGTCGGGGTGCGCCGGGACATGCTTTCGCGACTGATCCACCCGGTGATCGTGGGGGACGGGTACGGCAGAAGCGGCACCATCCTGGTGCGCGGCCTGTGGGAGGATCGGCCTACTCCCGCGGATCTACCCTGA